ACTAAATAATGCTATCTTAGATTTAAAAAATAAAATTGAATCCGGAAGAGAACTAACAGAGCATGATCAGATGCTTTTAAGCGCAGCAAAGAAATCGCGCATAAGAGGCGCAGAGAATGTATCCGGTAGTTTTATTATCAGATCCGAAGAAGGACTAAACACTGAATATGATAGAGAAAAGGCATCCGTGCTTTTAACTCAAAAAGTTGCGAACAGAGAAAAAGAAGTTAGGAAGTACTTGCAAGATGCAGATACTCCTAAAAAGACTATTGATGAACTATCATTCCCAGTAGCCAGGATATTAGAGGGAACAGGAAGTAGCACCGATGTAGAAAATGTACTATTCACAGTAGATAATAATCCAGCTCTTGAATTAATCCAGAACGAAACAACGCAGGATTTAAACATAGGGCTTCTGCCTAGGATGAACAATGGAATGATAATGGGCGGTGCTAGAGAAACGCAGAGCTTCAAGAAAGAGCTAAACTCTTTCATGGAAGCGAGATACGAGAGCAACGTTGAAGAAATATTGCCAAAAGCAAAGGACGCAGCAAAAAAAGAAATGCTGGCATCTATTGGCATGAAAACAAATCCAGAAATAGAAAAGCTGTTCGACGAAGGCGCAAAAAATGTGAAGGAAGGCGAAGAGTTTATAAACTATGCACACGCATTTAATTACTTCTACGATTCTGGAAGAAGAGGATTAGACTACAAGAATCTTGACAAGGCTATATTCCAAAGTGAGCTAGTACCTGCAGATATCCGTAAAAAGATATACGAGATAGGAAAAGCTGAGAGAGAAGATAACAACATCATTACAAACAAGTCAAAGCTACCGATAGGATTTAAAGCCGGAAGAGTAACACTTGGTGAAAATGTGAGTATGAGCAACTCGATGATTAACGCATACAGAACACTCGCTAAGTCTTTTGGTGTTGAAATATCTCTTGAAGAGAATATCAAAGATTCAGAAGGTAACGAAGTAAACGGCTATTATAAGAACGGAACTATCCATATCTCCATGAAATCAGATAGCCCTGTTGTTGATGTTCTAAAACACGAGGTAACACACCATATCCAGGTAAATTCACCTAGGCAGTATGCAGCATTTAAAAAGTATGTGCTTGATGAATTCTATAACTCAAATCTTGCTGAGTATGAAAATAAACTCAACAAGTATATGAATGACTACAAGGACATATCACGTGCCGAAGCAGAAGATGAATTGCTAGCGGATGCTACAGATGTTTTTTGGAAGGGCGATGCTGATGCAGAAGCAGCAGTCAAAACACTTGTAGAAAAAAATAAAAGCCTTGGAGAGACAATCCTCAAGGCTATTAAGTCTACGGTAGATAAGCTAAACACATTAAGCAAGAATACTATAAACGCGCTAAAAGGGGAATACCGCGGTAAGTGGCTTGAAGAACTAGGAATCCTGGAAAAAGCACAAGAGATGTGGACTAATGCTTTGATGAATCCTGAAATAGATAAATTTGAAGAGGCTGTTAATAATAATGATGAAATCAAATTCATGTATAAAGGTAAGGATTCAGAGGGTAGAGATGTTTTCTCAATTTCTAGCAAAACGAAAAAGCTCACAAAAAAAGAAAAGCGAACAGAATTAACGGAGAGATTTAAAAACGGAGAAGTATTAACTGTTGAATTCGATAACGGCAAAGGTAGAAAGTATACAGCTAAGCCACATGAGGATTTTGCAGGAAAGAATTTTTACGGTGACAAACAAACAAAATCGATTAATGCATTTAATAAAAAGGTGAATCTATTCTATGAAGGGGATTTATCGAAACTGTTACAGAATTCGGAATACATAAGACCTGGAGATGAAAAGAAGGAACATAAAAATGTAATCAAATGGGAGTACTACAAAAAAGAAATTGTAATAGGAGAAACGCCGTATAAATTATTGATTAATGTGCAAAACCGAACTGATGGGGATTTTATTTACAACATTAAATTCGAAAAAATAAAAAAAGACCAACATTGGCAAGCTATCAATGAAGATAGTAAAAATAACGCCCATGTTGGTATTGATAATGTAAATTTATCACAAAACAACGAAGAGGTCAAGGAAAAATACCAGAGAAAAAACAGTATCTTCGATATCCCTAACAATCAGCAAGCTGATTCTAACACCATCAGGCAGCTTAACAAGAAAATCGATGCACTGATTCTAAATCAGACTAAAACAAAGGGAACCATACCTAAAAGGTCATCTGTTGTTAGCTACCTAAAAGAACTAATAACAGAGGTCGGTTCAGATGTAAAAGCAGAAGATTTACGTATTGATTATCACAATCTTTATAAAGCAGCTAAATCAGGTGATGATGCAACGAAAGAGAGGTTATTAAACGAAATAACAAGAGAAATTGTTAAAAATACCTATGAGACTAATCGCGTATCTCCAGAAATAAGGGATATACAGAGATATCTCAAAAATATGACTATCTCTATCGATGAAGATTTAGAAACAGAAATCAAGAATAGATACGGCACATTTGGAAAGTTTAAAGATTATATCGATGGTGCTTTCAAAATAAAACTTAATAAGAACATCGATAGAATGGAATATGCCGTTCCTGTTGATGACATGCTGTCTGAAATGAGCGAGCTGTTCGGAGATACTATCAAGGTTGACGGACGAAGTCTAGACGATGTTACAGACTTTGTTACAGCTCTAGCTACAATTGCTGAGTATGCATCGGTAAAAGATAATAAAGTTTATCTTTTTGATGGCGGTGCAAACCTAACTCAGTACACCGAAAAAGAAATTGCTGAATACGAAGATGAGCTAATAAAGGATGTTAAAGCCAATCTAGAAGCTAGCCTTGGCGAGATTAAGCCTATCGTTACTTATGCAGATAAGCAAGAGGCAAGAATTAGTAAGCTAAAAGCTAGCATGAAAAGAAGTGCTATGGATAAGCCAGAGCAAGCAAAGTCAAAGAAGCTTATAAACAAGCTGATTAATGACACAGGCTCAAAGTTGCCGGCAGAAGATGCTATGAGAATTTATGAAGAGGTTTGGTCGGCCGTGCACCAGGTAACACCGAACGCTAGTGCAGCATATTCTGCAGCTGCGAGGTTATCAAATGCACTCCTTAATTCGAATGAGAATAATATAAAGGAAAACCTGCAAACCAAGAAACAGGTAATAGATCTACTCAGCGTAGGTAAAATTTATATCTCTCCAGAATTAGCAAAGAAATTAAATTATCAGGAACTAAAGGCTAGATATGGTCATGCGTTAAGATTTACAACAGATATCAATAGTGAACACACAATGCCTGCTGAATTGGTGTATGACTTCTTCCAGAATAAACTAGGTGAGAAGTACCCTGAGTTATTCGCATCAGATGCATCAGATGCAGAAGAAGCTGTAAAGAATTTATGTAACGCTGTAGATATGGTTGAAACATCTGCAGAGACAGACGGTCTGATTAACGGTGAATATAAAAACGTTGCTAGTGATATCACGGAACTAATACTAGATAGCGCAATTTCTATGAAACCAGAAATGACCTATGCAGATAAACAGCAGGAGAAGCTTAAAGCTGCTGTAAAAGAAGCAAGAAACAAAATAAAAGAAAGGGAGACTATAAAGAGACAAAAAGCAGAAAAGAAACATGAAGAGGAAATAGCAGATAAAGACAAGACTATAGAAGAACTCGAAAGCGCTATTAAAGAAGAAAGAGAATCAGTAAACGAGCTAAAGCGAGATTTAAGAAAAGAACGTAGCGAATTAAACAGGAAGAGTAAGGCGATTAATAGCATTAAGTGGTACTCTAACAAGCTATCGAATAAGCTGTTGAAACCTACTAATACGCAGTTTATGCCGGAAGAGTTTAGGAAATCTATCGCAAAGGTTCTATCTGAGATGGATTTTTCTACAGATCGTGGCGACGCGTTCTATGAAACGCACGGATACAACAAGACTTATGAAAACTTCATGGAACTAAAAAACGAATATCGCAAGGTGCTTGAAGAAAAGAATGACGGTGACAGTACATTCAGTTTTGTTGAGGATGAAGATTTTATGAATCAAATCGATTCAGTCCTTGAAGCTTTAAAAGAATCAAGGCTTGTCGATATGGACGCCGATACAATCGAAAGCGTGAGAGATGTTATTAGAGGGCTAGACAGTATTATAAATAAGCATAACGATATGCTTAAGTACGACCAGTACAAAACAATCAGCGAAACAGGAAATGCGGTAATTAGCGAACTCAGTAAAAAGGCGGAAAAGAATCGCTATGCTGGTGGAGCTAGTGCTGTATCCAAGTTTATATTCTCAAGAAATATTAATCCGGCAGATAGATTTGCTGTACTGGGTGGCACGCTCAATAAGCTGTTTAAAGAGATAACAATCGGATTTGATGATCACGCAATGAATGTTAAAGGCGCTCAAAATGAATTTCAGAGAATTCAAGAGGCTGTAGGCGAAGATACATTTAATACTATCTGGGAAGATTCGAAAGTAGAATCATTTAAGCTGGAATCAGGGAAAACCTTAAACCTAACTCATGGGCAGATGGTAACATTATTCCTTCTCAGTGAAAGAAAACAGGCACTAGAACATATACTTACTGGCGGTATTCAGACTGCAGAAGTTAAACCGAAGAAACTCGGCAAAAATACTGTACTTAGAAAAAGCTCCATGCAGAGAGAAAAGATAACACATAGTGATATTATAAATATCGTTAAGAGCTTATCTCCGGAAGAAATAAAGTGTGCAAAGATGATTCAGCATTATCTAAATACAACAGTTTCTGACTGGGGAAATGAAGTATCTATGAAGGTATGGGGATATAACAAGTTTACAGAAGAAGACTATTTCCCTATCAAAATTGCAAGAGAAACTGTAGATGCTAATGTTGAAGAGGCAGCGGTAACTAAAATTATCAATCCAGGATTTGCAAAGAAGACGAAACCGTCAGCAAAGAATGCGGTTGTACTAGATAACGTGTTAAGTGTCGCATCAAACCATATAAGCGCTATGAGTGCGTACCAGGCGCTATCTATGCCGCTACAAGACCTAGAGAACGTGTGGAACTACAGAGACTATGGAGAAGATGGCGTAATTAAAGGCTCTGTTAGAGAGGCGATTGAGCGTGCATATGGTAGAGAGGCTAACGAATACATAGAGAAATTTTTAAAGGATGTAAACGGCAATATCGCAAAAAGCGAGATGCCTATCACAACTAAGATTATAGGAACAGCAAAGCGTGCTGCAATTGCCGCCAACGGAAGAGTAGCCATGCAGCAGCCTATGTCTATCGTTAGAGCGTCCGCTGTGATAAATCCGAAATATCTAGCTAGAAGCAAGTATTCACGTGATGCAGTAAAAGAAATGCAGCAGCACTCAGGGGTCGCTGTATGGAAAGACTTAGGTTATTACTCAACAGACGTAGGACCAAGCCTTACTAATGCCATGATTAACAAGGAAAATAAACTAGAGAAAGTAACACTTGATATGTACGGTTTCCTTGATAATATGACATGGGGTAAAATCTGGGGTGCTTGTAAGCTCAAAGTTGAAGACACAATGAACATCCATGAAGGAGACGAAGGATACTGGCAAGCAGTAAATGAACAGTTTAGAGAAGTTGTGTATAGAACTCAGGTATTCGACTCTGTACTATCAAGATCCGAACTAATGAGGCAAAAGGATGTAGGATCATCAGTGTTAACAGCATTCTTATCAGAGCCAACTAAAACGTTGTCACTGTTCATTACCGATACGCAAATTGCAAAGCAAATGTATGATGAGGGCAATGTATCAGAAGCTAGAAAGCTAGTCGCAAAACAGTTTGGTTGGTTCGTAACGTCGGCAACAGCAATGGCGATTATGAAATCTGTTTATGATGCTGCAATAAGACACATAGCGGACGATGACAAAAAGGACAAGAATATTGTTGAACGATTCTTTGATGCACTTCTAGGGGAAAACAAACTCCATACAGACGGAAATCTATTTGGGGAACTAAATCCTATAGCTATGCTACCTGTAGGAAAGGATATCCAGTCAGCGCTACAAGGCTACACACCATCAAGACTAGATATGTCTCTATTTGTAAAAATTAGCGACGCATACAAGGCATGCATAGATCCTAAAAACAGTTTAGTTACAAAACTTGAAAAGATTGCTAATGCTGCAGGTGTGTTCTTTGGGCTTCCTGTGGACGTGGTTTATAGGGATTTAAAGGGCTCATTTGTATATTTGGCATCGATACACGACTTTTTTACTGGTGCAAATGCAAAGCAAGATTTGCTGATGGACTTTTCAAAAATCGAGAAAACATACAAGGGTAATAAAGGTTACTTTAAAAGCGTTGCGACCGACTCCGAAAAGTACGATAGCGAAACGAGAGAAAAGGCAGCTAAATACATTCTTGAAAACGATAAAGAATACACAAGAGAGAAAATCGATAAAGAAACGATTAATCGCATTAAGAGAAACCATAATGATGAAATGGATAACTTTATCAAGAAAGGCAAGAATGAAGATGCTGAAAAACTTGCAAAGAGTCTTGCAGCGAGAAATAGCATGTTAGATGCAGAGGAGTATTTGCAGCAGCGTATTAATAAGGTGAAGACTGATCAATTGAAGAAGATTGAAAATGCCCTCATGAAAGGTAACGTTGAAGAGGCTGAAAAGTTTGCAAACAAATTTAACAAGATGAATATCAATGTTCAAGGCGAGCAGTACACCTCTGATGTGGCTATGGAAAAATCGAAAGAGTGGATACGAAAGGAATATCTCAAAGGGGTTATTGATGGTTTAAAAGCTCAAAATAACTTAAAGGTTGAAAAACAACTCGCAAAGATAGAACGCATAGACCCAACAAATACCGATTTTCAGCGTGAAGAGGTGCTGTATAGTGCAAAACAAAGCATAAGATATAGCTACTATCCATATATCAACAAGGCTCTTGCTCGTGGAGACATTGAAACGGCAAGAGTATATGCGCAGAAAATAGAAGCTCTCTATCCAGGAGACCGCAAGTATACCGCAGATGCTGTCATTAAAAGGAGCTATAAATACGCTACAAGGAATAAAAGGAAGAAGAAAAGAAGGTAGATTTTGAGGCTGTCGAAATGACAGCCTCATTTCTTTTAAAATTACTAAAGTAGAATTTATAGAAAGTGTAGGAGGCACATATGGATAAAAACAAAAGAACTAAGCTAAGAGATGGTATTGCAATGATCATCACAGGTGTAATCGCTGTACTAATGGTATTTGGGGTTAATGTCCCAGTAATTAGCGACACAGTGATAGGTAAGGTAGCATATGTAATTGCATTTGCGATATCGTATGCGGTGAATCATTACTTCAATCACAACTACAGTGAAGAGGCGAAGCAATCACAAGAGTTGCTGGATTACTTAAAGGAAGCTAAAAAAATAAACGAATACGTACAGCATGTTGATAACTACGTAAATAAACAGCCTGTCATAGAGGCAAATACAAATGAAGAGGTTATCAACGAGGAAAAGACAAGCGAAGATAACGAGGATGAAGAGGAAAGCGAGGCGAAAGGCTAATGGCAACAAGGCAGCAGTTCGTACAGACGGCAGTTAGTTATCTCGGAGCGGTTAGAGGTTCAGCTAAACATCGCCGCCTTATCGATATTTTTAACCAGCATAAACCAGATGGCTGGCCAATGAACTATGTTGCACCGTGGTGCGCTGCGTCTGTGTCCGCTTGGGCATACGAGTTAGGAATTGGAAATCTAATCCCGGTCAGCGCAAATTGTGGAACAATGGTTTCTAAAGCTAAGCAGATGGGCATATGGCTTGAAAACGATTCATACACTCCGAGTCCTGGAGATCTAATCCTGTATGATTGGCAGGATTCCGGATATGGCGATAACGTAGGTGGACCAGACCATGTAGGCGTGGTCGTATCTGTTGGTGGCGGAATGATTACCGTTATTGAAGGAAACAAGGGTGCAGCGTCCGTTGTGGGATATAGAAGCGTACCTATCAACGGCAGATATATAAGAGGGTTTGTGAGACCGAATTTTGATGGAGTAAGCACAGCACCGCAAAGCGCTAGCTCTGGAGACTATGGGCTATATCATGTTAATTCGTCTGTTGGTCTTAATGTAAGAAAAGGACCCGGAACAAACTATGCTAGGATAACTACATTATCGAATGGCACGCCGCTTCGAATTGTAGAAATGAGTGGCAACTGGGGTAGATCCGTAGGAGCTGGTGGCTGGGTTTGTATGGACTATCTCACGAAATCAGGAGCAACATCAGCGCCTACATATACACCTAGTAACACGAGTGCATATGCTGTAGGTAGAACATATCAATTAATTTCTGATATGCGCGTAAGAACTGGTCCAGGAACAGGATATAGGCAGCGAGCATATTCCGAGTTGACCGCAGACGGAAAGAGACACGCACTCGCTGGAAGCCTAGCTTGCTTGCGTGCAGGTACCCAGATAACCTGTTTAGAAATGCGAGGAGATTGGATGCGAATTCCATCAGGATGGATTTGCGCTCGCCAGGGAAGTAAGGTGTATATCAAATGATGATAACAGCATGCAACTCTGCGATGGGTACAATTATTGACTTGATTATCGGAGCTATTGTCGGTATGCTAGGAGGGTACATAAGGTACTTGATAAAGAAGCAAAAAGCAGAAGACAGCATGAGAGAATGTCTTGTAGAGGGCATGATGTGGATTCTTCACGACATTCTAGAGCCGATGTGCGATGTAGTTATAAATCGTGGCTTTGTATATCTAGACGAATACGAGAATCTAAAATCGCGGTTTGAAATATACGAAGGATTAGGCGGAAAAAACGGAATCAAGCAAAGAATGACAATAATAGAGATGCTACCGAAAAAACCAAGAGGATGTGAATTAGAGTGATTTTGATAAAACGTGTTGCAAAAATCAACGCAAGTGTTGAAAAATACACGATTCAGAATTAACTCGTAATGAAGTGGTTGCGAGTTCGATTCTCGCCAGCAGCTCCAAAAGTAAAAGCCTTGTAAATGCTGTAATTTCAAGCATATATAAGGCTTTTTTATTTAAGTAAAAGACAACAAATGATATGGCTAATGGTCTAAATTGGCACGAATTGACATATGAAGTGTTGCACCCAATGTTACACCTTATACTTTGCCGTAGTTGAAACAAGAAAAAATATAATATATAATCACCATCGAACGTACATAGATGACCTTTGGGCTCTATGTCTAATTTAGGACTGGGCAGTGTGATGCCCTACCCACATATACAAATGGATATGTGGTTCTGCGCCGCCTAAAAGCTAGCACACACAGGCGGTAGCAAGATAATAACGGTAGCTAGGGGCGAGAAATTGCCCACAGTAGACCTTTATTATATAGTGTTTATAGTAGTAGTCGCTGCACTGATCAGCAGGCGGAAGAGGCTATAAACTTAATAGCACCTAGCGATAAGACGCTCGCGGAATGCCGGCGCTGTAAGTCTAGGAAAGGCCAGAGAGAACCGTACTGATTACGGTTGAGAGATGCCGCCGTTGCGGCGGCATCTTTTACTTTATAGAAGTAAAATAAATAGCAAAAGGAGATATGC